TAATTACTTCAGCTATTATTTTTGGTTTATCTTGAATGGTTGCAGACTCCAATAAAGCAATATCAGGAATGGCTACGCCTAACTCACGCAATGACATTAATTGAGCGAATTGCATTTGTTTTTGCGTCTCTGTATTTAATCCTGCTTCTACATTGCAATGATATTTACCAAAAGCTTTATTGTAAAAAAGCGGTGCTGGGTCTTGACCTTCTAGTAAGTTTTTAATCTTTCCAGTTGTATAATTATTTTGTACAATCTTCATAATTAATGCACCAAGTAAATTTTGGGCAAAATCAAGTTTGTCAAAAACAGGTTGCAAGGTAGTAAGACCAGCCCCTTGCCTTAAAACGGAAAGTATACCCGCTTTGTCGTCTATCGCTGAGCCCATCAACTCTTCATTAACACCAGATACAAGCATCAATTCTTGAGAAAATGTTTCTTGTAACTGAAAGAATGAAGGTGGTATCTGTGGCGGAATTATTGGCATGATATCAGACATTTGAGCTTCTTCCTTAAGCGGAATGATTTTGCCTTGTCCTGTCTGCATTAAATGTTTTACGTCTAGAATAGCATTCTCTTTAAATATCCAGCCAGAATTTACTTGGCTTTCTAGCATGTCTGAGGATAACAATATTCTTCTATTAAGTAATACTTGCGGGTCTCTTAAAGACCTACACATTCCTTGAATACGGTTATAAAAATAAGGCATCATGCTATTGTAGTAGGCTAGAACTGGCACAAACGGGAAAGTGTCAATACCTAGGTTGTTTGGACCATCATAAAAAACTGTGTCTTGGATTACAATTGCCAGCCTAACTGTTGGTACATTTTGTTCTATGACTTCAGTTTCTGGATAGTTGTTTAAAAATTCTTGAATATCTAAATCGGTTTGTTTAGTTATTTCAAAAGATTCACCAGTATTTTTATCAATCAATAACTTTTGTTTTCTATAAGAACGATAATAGTATTCATCATAAGAAACTTTATTACTTTGAGTTTGTCCTGTAGCTTCAGGCATATACTGAAACTTGCCATCTCTAGGCGTACCAGTTGGATTTATAGACAGTTCCATTATGGCTTCATACTCGTTAGGCATTAAAGCGGCTGCTTCTGTACGAGTTAGGTAAGACCTACGCCAAATAAAATTACAATCTGAAAAATTTGTTTTTCTAAAATACGGGTCTATGAAATACTCATTGTAAGCCAATGAATCGCATTTAATATCGCCATTAACAGGGTCATTAGTATAATCCATATAAACATGCAATAACGTCATACCAGTTATCAAACTGCCATGAAACGCATCTGAAATCGTTTCGTAAACACCTTCACGTTTATATATTCCCAATAGTATTTTAGTAAATTGATCAGCTGTTTGTTGATCAGCATTTTCAAGCGGGACTACTATAGAAGACTTTCTATTTCTCCTTTGGTGTCCTGAAACCATGTTAATAATTGGCCTGACTCGATTAAAATAAAAGTTATTTCGATTAGTTGGTAATGCTCCAGCTTGCAAGTCTCCCATTACTGAGACATCGCCAGCCTCTAAACGAACATCTATATTGCTTTCTGTCCAAAAGTTTTGCCAAATAGAACTATTATTTTGATAGTCTAAATCCATTTTCTTTTTTATGGCACTATAGTTTTTATTGTCTAACGTTTCAATCGGTTTAGTAAGCATAACCTTTTAATCCTTTATGAAGTTATATTTTTAGTTAATATAGCAATAAAAGAACGGCAGAGGTAAACGATGAACGTAGAAACACAAGTAAAACTAGATAAATTTAAATTACGCTGGTATCAGGCAGACATTTGGGACTTAATCCAATCAAAAAAATGTAAAAGATTGTTATATATAGCATCTCGAAGAGCTGGGAAGGATATACTTTGTTGGAATTTAGCAATAAGAAGAGCAATTGCTTCCACTTGCTTAGTGTTTTATGTACTGCCTACTTATTCACAAGGCAGAAAAGCTATATGGGACGCCATAACTATAGACGGCATTAAGTTTACGGACTTTATACCTCATGAACTAATCTCTTCCATAAACCAAAACGAAATGAAAATAAAACTAAAGAACGATAGTATCATTCAGGTTATAGGTGGCGACTCTTATAACACTTCTTTAGTTGGTACCAATCCCACGTTTATAGTCTTATCTGAATATAGCTTAATGCCTCCAGATATATTTAACTTTATTAGACCTATTTTAGCTGCTAATGGTGGGACTTGTATTATTAACGGGACACCTAGGGGAAAGAATCACTTTTTTGCTTTGTATAAAATAGCTCAGGAGTTACCAGAGTGGGAAGTGATAGTTCATAAAGCTTCAGACATACAACACATTTCGCAATCTGTCTTAGCAAATGAGAAGGCACAGATGGACGAAGGTTTATTTTTACAAGAATATGAATGCAGCTTTGACCGTGGCATAAGTGGCTCATACTACGGGCATGCCTTAGATCAACTAAAGCTAAGGGGACAGATAAACTTCGTCAACTGGGAGCCTAATTTGTTAGTCTACAGTGCTTGGGACATAGGAGTAAACGACGCGACAACAATAATCTTCTGGCAACAGGTAGATAATTCAACCGTTATCAGAATCATAGATTGTTATAGTAATACGGGGCAAGGATTAGACCACTATGTTAAAATCTTACAAAACAAACCTTATAGTTATGGAGACCACTTTGCACCGCATGACATTAAAGTAAGAGAGTGGGGCGGGGGAGCAGTAACGAGATACGAAAAAGCTCGTCATTTAGGTATCAACTTTAAACTGATTGAGCAAGTCCCTATAATAGACGGCATCGATAACGTCTTAGCTAATTTTAATAAGTTATGGATAGATGCGGAGAAATGCAAGAGCTTAATAGATGCGTTAGAAAACTACCGTAAACAGTTTGACGATTCTAAAAATATATACTTAAATAAACCTTTACATAATTGGGCTTCAAACTACGCAGACTCTCTAAGATATTTATGTCTTGCTCTCCATAAAACAAAGAAAGGGCTAACATCTGAAGAGTTTGATAGGAAGAAAGCTTTAGCTATGTACGGCAACAATGACTTGCCTAGATTCTTTAGAGACGACATAAACTATAACAAATACGGGGGCTAAAATGATATTCTTATTTATAAGTTTTGCTTTGATAGGTTCGTCATGGCACGGGCATAGTCCTTTAGAATTGCCAAACACGCCCACACTATGGAGGCGACCACACAGAAAAACAACTGATAAAGCTTTTTCAACTCCTTTACTTTCAGAAGAAACTAGCGACGATGAAACAGATGAAACTAGACGGTGCAGATGGGAAATAGCTAGTCCTTATGATGCAGAGCATTTAGAAACCAGAAGAGAAACGATTTCACCCAAAAGCGAAACGGTTATTTTCTTAGAGAAGTTAAAGCAACTAGACAAAGAGTTAACAGAAATAGACACAGAAGCGGCTAACATGGTGGCTAAACATATGGAGCAAAGTAGCGACTCATTTTGTAGGTCTGCAATAGTTAAAAGCTCTGCGGTATGGAAAGGTGTACACCCTGATTTAATGGAAGGTAGTAGCTTTTTTGCTTCTTCAGACTCATTTCACGAAGACAGTAACGTTGATACTATTTTCAGGACGGACAGCTATGAGACTGTAGTAGAAAAGCTTGTTACTAAGAAATTAGTATCAGTTAATCAACGTAAAGGCACGTTTAAGAATACTCTTCTAATGTATAGCATCTGCAACGACAGGGAAGACGTCGCTAGACTACTATTATCGTTAGGGGCTGATGTTAATACTCAAAACAGTTATGGCACAACTGCGTTAGGCTGGGCTAGAATGGACTATAAAAAGAATGCAAGTTTAATAAGCTTAATGTTAGCACTAGGGGCAAAATGAACGAGCTTTTACCAATAGAAAAAAAACTAATAGAGTATTTCCAATTAAGTATGAACGTCGTAATTTTATACTTTAAGAAAGAAGAAGAAAGCGAAGCAGTTAAACCTTTAGTTAATTTCTTAAACACACATCAAGACTTTAAAAAACGTGTATTACTGGAGCTTTCAGATGCTCGTATCGATGAACTAAGAGAAATAACTATCATAAAACATTTTGGGAAATAATGAAATTAATTTGCGTCTTATTATTAGCGTTGATTACAGTAGAAGCTAAAACAACAACAACAATATTAAAAGATTATTGTTTTACTGAAGACTATGAGATTCAAAGCAAGTATGAATACTACTTGTTAGCTTGTTGTCTTGTTAACCCAAGTAAAGAATATGCGTTGCTAATCACTGAAAAAGAATTTAGTTATGTTAGTAAAGATTTTAAGATGATAGCCAGTATCAAAGATAATAAAATATCGTTTTTATTTAGGGGAGACCTTAAACAGATTAATTACTTTCTGATAGAGTTTGAAACTATTTTAGAGTACTGTAAATAAAACTAAGTGGTGAAGTTCTTTTTATCAATTATAATTTACTTAATTGATACATTGAAAGCTATTGGATTTTGAAACCAATAGCAAAAGAACTTCACCACTTAGTTTTATTTACTCGTGAATATCAAAGTCTTGCCATTCATTTTTATGTTTATTTCTGATGTGATCTATAAAGGCCAAAGGAAGTTTAAAATTATCTGTTAAGCCTTCTAAATCTTTAAAAGAAATAAATCTATCGTCAATAAAAATTTTACCAGTAAATAAGATATTACGTTTCTTTGATACTTTTTTTTTATCTTTAGCAAATGCTAATATTTTCAATAAATTCATTGTTTATTATTCTTCGGTATTATTTGTTTTATTTAATTCTCGTTCATTTCTAATACGCTGAATAGTTTCAAAAGAAAAAGATAAAAGAATTTTATTGTTTACTACAGTTTTAGCGTTATATACTCCACGTATATACAATTTGGTATCGCAACAAGCTATTTCGATGTCTTTAATACCTATCGCTTGAACTAAGTCGTCCTTACAATCGCAAGTTATTTCTTCAATAACTTTAGCTTTCGCTTCTTCTTCTGCCTCTAGAATATCGTCAAAAAACGGGCTATTTTTTGGATTTGCCATTGTTATACTCCTATAGAAATTTATAACTGTGATACTCCATGCCATCAAGATAATCTTTTAAATAAACTCGAGTGTCAAAAGTTAAACTATTAAAATCTTCTTCTAATTTTTTAAACAGTAAAAATTGATTGTTATTCTTAAATTTTGACTCTCTATTAAGTTGTAAATAGGATTCTATAGCGCATTCTAGTTCGTAACTACCACCATTATTTAATATGTTTTTAAGGTCTTCGTGATTCATGCATATCCTTGAAAAGTGGCTGCTAGAGGGCGTTACGCCCCCAGTGCAATAATTTACATTTAAATTTAACCATCTATATTGTTAGTAATTTTGTTATTTTATAAACAATAAAAATCATAGACGTCAGAGTATTCTAAATTAGAATCTTCTATTACAACCTCATTACCTTTTTCTAACTCATCGCCTAAATTGTTACTTCTATTTCTTACTTGCATTTTATCATTATCATCATAACTAACAACCAAACAACAAATAAGCCTTTTACGCCATCTGTCTATTGCTTCCATTAAAATTTTGCATTTCTCTTGTTTAGTTTCTTTTATGTGCCAAGGATTTAAAGATAAACACACACCAAAAAGCTTTTTTTTATTAGGTTGTTCTTTATTAGGAAAAGATGAATTTTCTAGTGAAACAAGTTCATTTTTTGTTACGTCAAAAAAGAAATTACACTCAAACCCAGTTTTATAGGTTTTGCCTTGTTTATCAGTAAGTATAAAGCCTTCTTTTTCATCAAACTTAATTTTCATATTCATTGTTATTAATCCTATTTAATCATATTATATACCAAGGTTAACATGATTAAATAGGTGTGTCAATGATTTTATTAATGTTTTACAATGTTATTTATTTTGCTATTTTCATATTGTTCTTGAATATAAACAATATGGCACAACGGTATAGTGAGCGTAATTTGACCATCTGTATTCTCCTCAAAATCACCCCTTAACAATAAAAAATGGTCATCTATTGCCATTTCAACATTAGTGATATTTTCCGATTTGATATTTAAGACTTTGCCATTTTCGTTATTCATATTAAAACGCAATGCTATACCCACAATTTAAATCTCTAATCGACTCGTTAAACCTATCTTCAATTTTATACTGTAAGCGTTCTATATTTTCGTTATCATATTTAGACTTTAAACTTGCGTATTTGCCTGTTATATTTTGTGTTTCTTCATTAAATTTTAAAAAAACAATTATTTCATTTTCGCTTTTAGGCTCAAGATGTTCTTGAATACTGTTAATAATATTACTAACTTCTCTGTGTAAAATATTATAAGTAAAACTACACTCCCAGCCTGTAAAAGTTTCACTTCCTCGATCATTTGAAAAAGAAAATCCATGATCTGAATCAAACCAAAGAGACTCCATTATTTTTTTATTAATTCTTGGCTTTTGTTTATAATATTGTATTTTCATATTCATTTATTACTCCTTAAAATTGGACATTAAGACCACGATTTAAGCCATTTAGTTTCTCTGTAAATTCGTCCTGAAACTTATCCGTAGTATATCGGTTTATATACTTGCCTGTTACAATTTCTGTGCCTGCATCATATGCTAAAAAAATAATGACTTCCAGCTCGTCGTATATTATTATATCCCTGTCCATGCAATACCTATTAAATTCGTCATAACTAGAAATAGGATTATACGAAAAGCCACATCTAAAGCCTGCGTTATGTTCCCACTTTTTTGCGTCATCTTCCAATTTTGTTTCATCAAAAAAAATAAAACCTTTTTCTTTCTCAAACCTTAACAATATGCTCATTTGTTTAATCCTAAATTGTTAAAAGTTTTGTACTATAAAACGTGTTGTTTCTGGTATTTCATAAACAATAGTATCGTTCTCTATGTCTTCAATAGATTTATATTTATCGCCTTGCTCGTCTTGAAATTCTTTTAAAGAATTATATTCGGTATATTCACAGCATAAACTAATAACGCACAGCTCTATTTCAGTACCGCTATCCTCTTCGTAACTAGTTAACATTTCATATAGTGTTTCTAGACCTTCATAAGAGAAATTACTTTGCCTATTACAGTCCCTAAAAGCATCTCTAAAATCATGTAAGTTTATTGTGCGTTTCATTTATTTAATCCTATTTAATTATATTATATTACAATGTTAACATTCTTATTTAACAATGTCAATGATTTTGTTAAAAGATTCGTACTATAAAACGTGTTGTTTCTGGTATTTCATAAACACAAGTATTGTTATCTATGTCTTCAATAGATTTATATTTATCGCCGTAATGTTCTTGAAATTCTTTTAAAGAATCATATTCTGTGAAATCTTGACATAAACTAATAACGCACAGTTCTATTTCAGTATCGCAATCCTCTTCAAAGGCAATTAAACCATTGTATAAAGCTTCTAAGCCTTCATAAGAAAAACCATGCTCCCAATTAGATTCTCTAAAAGCATCTTTAAAATCGTTTAAGTTTATTGTGCGTTTCATTGTTATTTAATCCTATTTAATCATATTATATTACAATGTTAACATAATTAAATAGGATGTCAATATTTGTTTTTGCTTATTTACTAATCGTATTAATCGTTATTGTCTTCGTTGTCTTCGTTGTCTTCGTTGTCTTTTTGCTCTTGTTTTTCTTCGTCATCAATTTTTTTAAGTAAATAATCTATTGCCTGTTTGGGCGATATTTTTTTAATTGAACTTATAAAACTGATGGAGTCGCCCCCTTCATGGCAAGAAAAACAATAAAAAATCTGTTTTCTATCGCTTACTACTAAGCTTCTTTCTGTTATTTTTTTGCAGAAAGGGCAAGAGCCTTCTAGCTTACGAGCTCGCAAAGAAGGATATAAGGGGAGATACTCACATATCAAGGCAACAAGGTTTAAATTATTTCTTATCTTTTTAAAAGCTTCTTCAGTAGTCATATTAGATTGGCTCATCATTTAAGTTCTCGTTTTCGTTAGGTTCTTCGTTTTGCATACTTTCATAATCTGCGGCTAGTTGTTCTTTAGAAATTACAGGCGGACGGTCATTAAATATTACAAATGTCCCATTGCTCAAATTCTCAGCCTGTTTCAATTGAGCTTGATATTTATCGCTAGAAATATATTCAGGATCATATTTATATAGGTCATTACGGACAACATTGTAGTCATACTTTCTAGTCATAGCTCCCTTCTTCTTTCTATTAGCCAATATTAGTTTAAAGAAATCAAACGATTCTTTAAGCCCTGCATCTTTTTCTACCCAGCTGTAGAGAGTCTTACGGCTTATTTTATACTCAATACAGAAGTCTAAAATTTCTAAACACTCCTCATTTCGTATCGCATATTCTATCATCGTGTACCCAAGCCGTTTAAGATAACCGCCCTGCTCTGGATTAACTTGAAACGATTCTATTTCATATATATGATTCCAGTTGCTGGGTACTGCTAAAGCCGTCTTCGGCTTCTCTTTGTCTTCTTTTCTCAAAGCTACAAGTTTTTTCTCTTTTGCGGCAGCTGTAGAGCTTGATTTCTTAGCTGAGTGTATTACCATAATCGTTGTGCTTCTTTCTTTATCTTTTCTTGTTTTAAATTGCTAATATTAATTATTACCTC